GGGAGATGCACTGCCTATATTTTTAAGAAATTAATCTTAGAAATAAGTGCATCTCCCGAGCTCTAAGGACTCGAGAGAGACCCTAGGGCTCCCGCAGTAGGATTGATTACCTACGTCAGACTAGTTAAAACGGTCTGACCCATCTATGCTTGATGTCAACGCGCATAGGGCGTCCAGCATATTCCAGATGGTCCCTGTCGGCGAAAGGCAAGTCGCCGCGTTTAAGGAACCACTTGGTCAGGGCAGCGTCACCTTCGTCTAGAATACTAGACTTTGGTAACTTGACCTTAACAACAGCAGCCTTGACAAGGGGCTGATGAAGGTTAGGGTCCCAGCGTTCCTCGGTATAACCGAGGTAGCTGAATTTGCCCAAACCAGGAGATTCAGGCATGACAGCGGGTAAGGGAATTAAATTCTCTAACACGTCATCAAGGTACTTCACAGCAGACCACAAACCAGCTCGATAGAGGTGGTTACGTAGTTCGACCGTGGAGACAATCTCCTGAACATGCTTCGGTTGTGAAGGGATCAACTGACGAACGCGCACGATGGAAACATCATGCCCGTCGTAGTAGTCCTTTCCGCAAGACTCTCTGAATTTGCCTTTCCAGAAAGACTTGCTGCGATTCACTTTAAGACCAAAATCTTCAAGTGTCGCAACAACCGATTCCACATAGTCAACGGGGACAATAATATCGTCTCCGAAGACGCGCACCTTACCACGAAGGAATTGAACATCCTTCTTGGTGAGAGGCCGATTAAGCGCTTTTTCTATTCCCATGAATATCACCGTAATAAAAACGATGGCTTCAAACGGAAAGCAAAGCGCTGAACCCATAGACGCGAACTTGGCTAGGCGAATAACGCCATGGCCAGGAACGTCAGCCTTCCGGCTTCTCGTTGCGTCGACACCCTCCAATAAAGAAGGAAATCGATGCAAGAGACTCCGTACATGCTGGTTGGAAACGCGATCGGATGCCTCGCTCATATCGAGCGTGGCAAGCTCGCAGAATTGCGAGCCGGACAAAGCAAGTACCTGGTTTGGAACTTGACTTTGAAAGCCGATGAGGTCTCGAAGAGTGTCATTCCTATCGAGTTCCTCCACGATCAGTTCGAGGAGAGCCTGCTGCATGTATTGCATAGCAGTAGGCTCGATCGCGATGATCCTGGGCGTTTTCAGCGTTTTAGGGACAAGGACGACCTTTACAGGACGCTCTTTCCCAGGTTCGAGGATAGTGATGGAATCGTATTTTGCCAAGTAAGCAGAGTACGAATGAAAGACATTTTCCGAAATCGGAAATGGCTTTTCCAGTCGGGAAGTCCACTCAACCTGCAAGTACTTAGAGTTTCCTCTGAGCTTGTCGGCCGTGGATCCCGGACCATGCTTTGGCCGAATATCTCCTTCGTAGATCCTTTGATCTATCCTAGAGAAAAATTCAGCAAAGAGCATGGCCCCGATGCGTTCGAATGCTACCTTGTGGGTATCAAATCGGACGTCAGCGGTTTTCACTTCCTCTTCACACTCGATGTATCTCTGTATCGCAGAACGCTGCCTATGAGGCGAGCACTCGAGCTGCATCTTGGCCCACATCAGAGTAATCTGACGCAAGCCATGAATGCATTCAACAGAAGGTACATCAAGTAATCGACCGTCACAACGGTTGAAAACTTGATCGAGGAAACCTCCAAATAATTGGGGGAGACCACCCTTCCAGGTAAATCCCTGGAAGAGGCTGCGATCTACATACCCTTGCTCGAGACCTTTTTCGAGGTCTTTCCCGAAGGTAGGTAAGGTTATCGTGAGAAACGATAGCCCTTCGTTTTCAACGCGAGCTTCGACCTTTTTGAGGTCGAGGCTGGTGCTTGTGTGACACTGGTTCCCTATATCATAGAGAACCTTCGAAAAGAGTAACATCAGGCTTTTCATACCTGCTCCTTTATAAGGGGCTAGAGTATCCATAGTCATGACATTATTCGCCTAAATAGGAGGAGGCTTAGTGCTTCCCTCTATTCCGGCTCCCGAGGCGCAGTAGCACGAATGATACTGCAACAAAGGGGGCGGCCATCACGAAAATAATCGCGATGATTCCCAAGATTATAGAATCTATAGGGACCATACGATCAGTTTTCGCCTCCCAGGAGCTTCGTCTGCTGAGGAGCAGTAAGAGATGCGAGGAAACCCGCAATCTGCTTCTGCAGTTCAGCGACGGTGAAGCCCACGATCGGCTGGTCTACCACAAGGTAGACAGACCCCTGATAGCGCACATTGGCGCTAGTCAGAGGGTCGGCAGCGATCTTCTGGAAGTCCATACGATACTGACGACGCGTCCGCTTTCCGTACTGATGGGAAACGGACAATTTAAGGTTGCCATCATTGGAGGAAAAACCTCCAGTGTTGACACCAGAGCTGACTCGCGGAAGCGAGACAGCTGTGCCGTCGATGGTGATGGACTGAGGATCGGCGAATGCCATGACATTACTCCTTCGGACAAGGCAATATTGACTTGTTATTGAGTTATTATTAAATTGGACTGAAGGCGGAAAGCCAACAGCTTGGGTTAACCACGAAACCGATATTTGGCAAAGCTTTTGCCCTTAAAGGGATCGTGGTCTTTGGAGTCTATGTCTGAAAGACCTAGAGCTCCTAGAACAGCCCACTGTACTGATGTCAGTGCTTCGGTGTTAAAGCCGAAACCATAGGGTTCTGCACGAATACGACGTTTGCTATCTTTAACAATCGTCTGTCTAAGATTTGGAATCCGGAAACCTTTGTTAGGTCCGGAAGTCAAACGATAGACGTGATTCGTGCTGGTATGCTCCTGCTTCACTTGATAGTGACGCATTAGGTAGCCATACCGTAGAACCAAGTTGTCTTTCTGGAATCGAGAAGCAACGGAGAGATTATCCCCGATGTTAACGAACCAGTCAGACAACCAAGTCCATGGCGCAAGATTCCATAATACTTCAGGCGTAAGCTTGATCCCAAGCAGATAATCTGCATAGGACGCAAAACGTTCCGCGTCGCCCATTAAGCCGGGCTCCGTAGGAATGTAATACGAGTATGCACCACGAAAATAGATTTTATCTGTTATCGTAGTAGTAATGGAAGTGTCTGCAATATCGCTTTGTCGACCCAGGTACCAGTTATCGTAATAAAAAGCATTTGTATTACCGATAACCGAAGACGTAGAAACACGTCTTTCGACTGGGAAAGCGAACGAGCGCCGAACTACCTTTCCTGAATCGCGTTTGTACTGCTCCAACATTTTGTAGGAGTCAGATACAACGCGAAGTAGTTTCTCAAGTTCCTTTATAAGGGGAACCCATCCAAACTGAGCATTAAGGTACTCCGAGCCAGCCCTGCGAAGCAGGTCTGACTTGGACCTAATGATCGGTAAGAAGGAAGCGAACGCGACAGAAGGTAAACCTTCTCTCAAGAACTCTCCTAGAAACGTGGAAAGATCGGCGCCAGAGGACGTAGGTTGTGTCGCCGCTACCGCACGATTCCCTTGAGCGTTACGAGTTGTAACATCCCAAGAAGGAATCGTAGGTGACGGTGTCCCGTTTAATGTGGCATCAGCAAAGCTTTTAAGCTGTGCTGCGCCATAAACGGACTTAGTTCCAGCTGAATTATAGCCTAAGGATTTATAGGTATTTACACCATAAACTCTGCAGCTAACAGTTGAGAACTCATGTCCGTTGTCCATAATGGACTGGGATCCAAACTTAGAACTGGCCAAAAGGTCATTTCTGGTTTGGTATGAACCTTCTCCGGGACGACTTCTGAATGAGGTCGTCTCTTGCAGATGGTAACGTTGCTCATAAGACTTTTGTTTTGTAATCTGACCGTTCAAATTTGTTTGAAGGTCAGCTTCAAAAGTCCAAAGCGGCTGTTGCCGCTTCTGAGTGTAGTAACCAGCCATGAGACTCCTATGATGCTGTTTAGTTGTAGATATGTGCTTAGGTGCACTGCTATAACACATACCAGTAGACTCTTTCGAGCGACACATAAAGTGCCGGAGGGACCCATATGGGTCCC